AGGTCTAAATTTCTTAGCAACAAATAACTCAATTTCATTAGAAACAATTGAGTTACTATAGTTATCTACCGAAGTCTCTAAGCCGGAATATTTGAAATACGAATTAAATTTATTCAAGTTTGATTCGCAATAATCAGTTATTACAGTTTTAATTGCACTGACCATATCAGAATCTGATAGAGTTGTTTTTACCTTGTCATAAAAAACTGTAGATTCAATTTTCAAATAGTTATAGTCAATATCCACAATTTCTGGAGTAATAGTCAACATACTCATAGGCTTGAGAATATTTTGTTTCACATATTCTTTTTCAGTTTGTGTGATTTCGAAACCAAGTTTAGGTTTTGCGGACACAAACACTTTACCGAAAACTGGAGGATCCTGCTCTTCACCACCCCAAACGTTAACAGATTCGAATGATGGATATTTTTGTTGAATCAAACGGATATAATCATTCTTTGTAACGGCACGATTCTGTGATAGCAAAGAAAGAGGAGCCGCATATTTAATCTCATCCACAGATTCTCTATCTGTTCCACCATATGCACCAACTAAAGGATTAACTGTTATATTCGTAAAGCCACCCAGTGATGTTGTTGCGATGAAGTTGTTTGCTTTATTTGCTAGTGTTGCACTTGTCGTAATATAATTTGTTGTGACAACTGAGCCATCTTGTAAAGTCTTGCCAATAACACCGTCTCCAAAGTAGATTTCATAATTACCGTTTGTGGCTTCTTGGAGAAAATACACTTCAGAAGTGGATGTTATATTGATTGCATCAACAGCCTTTAGGAATGTTGTTGTATTTGTACTAGATGGTGATGGACGAACAACCACTTCTAATGTAGTCGTATCAATATTTCCATCAGGAATGGTGAATATTCTTTTTGGATTCGATGACTGATTGTAATTGAATTGATATCCAACATACTTACCTTCATAAATCATAACGTTGGAGAACGTGAAACGTGTCCCAACTTTATTAGATGTATATGATTCCTTTGTGACAAATGTATATGCTCTATTGTCAATTTGATTCGATAGGAATGTATATCCCTTAGGAATAGTTAATGATCCTGGAGTTGAGTTTCCAGTTTCAATTACGACATTAACTATTGCTATTGGAGCAATAGATGAACGTGGAGTATAACCCATAGTTTTTGCATGAGAAACCACAGAATTTCTTAGCATGGCAGTTTCTAAGAAAGATTCGTTGGCTACCATGTTTAGGTAATATGCATTATAATGAGTATTATATGCAAGTACGTCCAACAACACATTCAGACCGGCACCCTCAAAGTCATAGTCTTGGAATTCGTTTTGTTGTTTTAGGAATGTTTTTAAGTTGGATTTGATCTGGTCAAAATCCAACTCGGTTACGTTTAGACGGTCAGCCATTTTATCTTGCTCGTTCTAAGAAAAATTGTATTGAAATTGGTGTTGTTTGATTTATGATATAGAAATACATGCTAACTGAGAATGCATTATTATCAAAATCTGGAGATACTGTGAGTGATTCTATACGAACCCTAGGCTCAAAGTTGTTTAATGTTTGAACAATCTCACGCTCAATAGCGGATGCAGTGATGTTATCCATGTTTTCAAACAGTAATCTGCGAACATTACAACCAATCTCAGGCTGAAATGGACGCTCGTAATGATTTGTCAGAATCAAATTTTTGATGGAATTCACCACCGCCATGGAATCCACAGTCTTGTTGATATCCTTTTTAATAGGATGGATTGTAAAATTCAAATCTAAATCTGAAAATTTTCTTACTATGTTTGATGTGATTGTTGCCATTTACTATTTATTATGTATTTGCCAAGTTATTTACCAAAGTTTCTGTTCCAATAAAATTATTTACAAGATACATCTGTGTGTTTCCTAGATTATTAAATCTCTGTAAAACCAAGTAATCATTGATAACATTAAAAGAATTTTCATAAAAATTCCAGTCATGTGTTCTTCGGCCAGCAATTAATGAATTTGCTGTCTGGATATGTGCAATTATTTGGTTTACTTGGGTTGATCCCAAAACACAATTTCCGTTTACGGCAATAGAAGCATTCAATGTGATTCTGTCGTTATGAATCGTGGTATTATTTGCCGACAATTCTGTGCCTATGAAAAGGCTTGTGAATGATCCCAACAAAGGAGTAGTGTTTGAAACATTATCCGTAGCGTTAGTCAGTCTCAATATCTGTTGACCAATGGATACTGCCAAATCATAACTGGGAATGGATGCACTATTGGATGAAGAAGATTCTCCTATTCCAGCAATATTATCCGTATGAGATTTGAATGCATCCAATTCAATCATATAGTTTTTACATGCTGTCGCTAATATTACCGACTCTGATTCGGCATAAGGAAAAGTTGTTTCCGGATTAACCCCAGACATTCTGGCAATGGTGTTAATCAATGTAACATTTGCAGTTAATGTTGCACAAACACCAGCATGAGGATTTTTCAAGTATGTATTTTTATTTACTGATCCTGATCCTAATGCTGTTTCTTGCCAAGCTGGCAGTGTCACCGGCGCCGCATTCAAAGATGCAATAGCACCGGCAGTCAAATATTGACCTGAACCAAATTTATTGGTATCAAAGTTGAATCCTAATCTGCCAAATACGCTACTCATAATATCTCCGTTAAGTGTCGCATATTTATTACATCAATGGTATGGGTGGTCCAGTTGGACCTTTTGGTGTTGGGTGAATATGCACATCATATATTATTCTATCTTCTACCATACTACGAACAATATCTTTCACCATTAAACCTGAAATGTAACCTGGCACAGGCATTAAAGCAACAGGAGAACCAGCACTGATCCAACCTGGAGTTACAAAACCGAGATTAGCATAACTCTGTAAACCTGCTGTGATGTTCTTAACTGCCGTTATACTCTGCGATGAACTAATCGTACCACGAACGTTCACATCCGAATTAATATCAACACTTAATGCGCCAAGAGTAACTGTGCCAGAAGCATTAATATCCATATCACCATCAGAATGAATTTCTGCGTTTCCGTGAACTGCTTGTATAGAATCACCTTTTATTTCCTGGTTGCAGTTACCTTCAATCTTGGCATACATATCACCCTTAACGTTAATTACAGAATTTCCTTCTACAGTGATGTTGCACATACCTTTGATATAAACATTATTATCATCCATGATAATTTCATAGTTTTTACCTAGGACTTTATTAATTCGTTTTCCATCTGCCTGCACTTCGGTGAATGTGCCTGTTCTATGTTGCAAGCGAATACGTTCCGCGCCAGGAGTGTCGTCCATCTCCATAAAGTGACCAGATTCAGTCTGCGTCACATTATTATATGGATATACTGCGGCGTAATCCGATTTCGGTTCTGTCCATGAACTATCCATTATTTTTCCTTATGCTAGTGTTCCAAGATTGGATTCAACTGCTGTAGTATTTTCGGTAACTTGTAATGCAGTCGTAACTTGGTTGATTGCATCAGTCTTCGCTGTTGTGGTTGCAGACTCCAGAGTTTTCAGAGTATCTGTATAAGAGGTCAAATCTTTTGTTGCTTGAGACAAACATTCGGCATACAACTTTTGTAATTCTGCCGGTAATTTATTGATATAGTCTATCAAATCTTGCAGATACTTAATATAAGCCTTGACCGCAGCAATCTCGTCCGTAATTTTCTTCAACTCTTTTCTCAATGTATCAAGTTTAGCCTTAATCATTTTTGCTTGTTGAATGATTCCTTCAGAAGAAGGATTAAGAGATAAACCGTCAAATAGAGTTTCAATTGCTATTCTAATTTTCGAAATTAATCCAGACACTTTAGATTTCAATGATGCTATACCCAAATCCATTTCAGCAACAATATCACATACGTGAATTAAATTTTGATCGGACACAGAAATACCGGTGTTTTCCTTATTACCTCTTCCCAGTGCTGGTATACTTGGTTTGTTTTGTTCTTCAAGTACAACACCTTCGATGGGCTTTGGACCAGCATCAACTTGCTCTTGTGTTCTAACATCAACGAATCCTCTATTATTGGATTCTGTCAAATTGCTTTTTAATGTATTAACTTGTTTTTGTAAATTCTTTACGACTTTTTTCTGTGTTTCAATCTGCGACACGGACGTTGGAACATACTGATTCATTTCAGCAACAATATTATTTTTCTGCGTCTGTAAATCCGAAACAATCTTTTCTTGTCTTAATAGATTCTCAACAATACTCGCTTTGGCATATGATGATGCCGAATCATATTGTGCTTGAACACGATTCTTAATAATTGTGGCACTTGCCAAATTAACATCAATAATATCTAATTTGGTTTTAAGAGAATTGTATTTTTGTGTTCTTAATGAGACATTCGTGGATGAAGTCATCACATCCAATTTTTTTGTCTCCACGACTAATTGTGCCTCTAGAGCGGCCAAGTTGGAAGATCCGGATGTGGCAACTTTAGGCTTTTCAGATAATACTCCAGGAACAACACCGGTGATTATAGGCTGTTGTCCAGCATTTCCGTCCATGAAAAAACCATGTACCCATTCGCCCTCTTTAGGTAGGGAGATAGTACGTGAATTATTCGTAGGCAATAATATTTGTGCCCAAGGCAAATCTTCAGTTGGAAGAGAAATTCTATCCTCATCATGCCAACCAATAACACGAACACGAACACGGCCTAATTTGGCAGGATCATCACGACCTTCAACAACACCCATGAACCAGACGTATTCATTCTTTCCGGCAAAATCATTAGTTCTTATCATTTATTTTCCAAAATTATTAGAATCTGTGGCAACTTCTAATATAGTCTCATGTTTATCACTTCTAATAATGTGACGAACATTAGTAATTATGTATTTGCCATATAGTGTGCCGTCGCCATTATTAGCATCACTATCAATGTTAAATTGTTGAGGAAAATCCAAAAATACCAAACTACCAGAATATAAACCGAAATTTCCAGGCATAGTTATTCTGACTTTCTTCTGCATCAAATTATGAAATATGGCACGTCTTTGTAAAATGTAATTATGCACATCATCCACAATATTAGATGTTTTCGAATCTGAAGTTTTCAAATATGAGTTTGTCAGTCTAGGTAATTGAAAAGGATAAACCGTAATACGAGAATCATACATCTCGCTTGCTTTATTATTATCTTTATTTAAAATGTCTGCGTCAATGGGATTCTTATTTGCATGGTTCGATAACTTATACAAATCGTTAAAGCCAATATTTTTAACTTGGATTGTTCTAGTTAATGTGTCATATCCAATAAACTTACCCGCATATACACCCGATTTAATATTACCGGCAGCATCAAATTGGGAAACGATTCTAAAATCTCTTGCTCCCATAGTTTCTTCTATTGCATCATCTACAATATTCTTAACGCCGAACGTAATTCGATTTACTGCATCATAAGAAAATAACTGAGAAACAGACATAAAATTATATCCCAGCTGTGTTTGCCAGAAAAGATAATCCGGTACACCTTGGGAACTGCTGGCACGTTTTGTTACATATTCGATAGCATCAAAAGGAGACAAGTTGGGAATAAGAATTTCGTGTATACCTTCAGTGTCGGAAATATTTCCAACTTGATACAATTCATTATTGATTCCCAAATAGTCTCTGAGTATACTCCTAACAATATCGGAATAAGTTCCTTTCAAAACCTTACGAATTTTCTTTTGTTGAGACAACATAAATTCTTCTGCAACAAAATGTAATGTGTAGATTTCGGTATTTTGGTTTACTTGTTTTCTATCAGTCTGCTTGTATATGATAAACGTTTTGGATAGCGTAACACCTGGGCGGTCACTATCAGAATCTTTCATAATATTCATGGAAATCTTTTGGCTTCCATTAAAATTAATCCTAGCTGAGAGACCTGTAGCATCACGCAACACAATACTTCCTGACATACAAGGAAACATAACATTTTCATAAATGTTAATCTCCTCATAAATTGGTCTAATATCCAACTTATAAGTGTCGCCAATAACGATTGATAAGTCTTTTATCTCAAATTGTGTCGATTGTAATACTGACATTATTCAAACACTTTTCTAAATTCTTCCGTAATTGCTGTAACATATTCAGGTTTCAGAATTTTGATTATTCGTTTATCATCATTTATATCCATCTCATAATCATAATATGTTTTACTGTCTTTTGTCGTTTTAATAGTTACAGTAGAACCATCTTGTAAGGTGTATGATTCATTGGTATTGGTCAACGCAACATATGTGTTAGAATCTATTTGAATTTTATCCACAGTAACATCACTGGTGATGTTATTTGTCTGTGTTATAATTTTATAATATGATTGTACATTTTGTTGTGCCCATTCTAATCCAGTTTCTCCACCTGCTACGTTGGCGGAAGCTGTATATTTCATATCAATGATATTGATTAAACTTCTTTCATCGACAGGCCAATCAATCAGAGGATTAAAAATATTATTCATCAAAAGAATAATCCAATGCTTTTCTGCGGATCCATAAATTTTGTGTGACAAAACTTCAGGTGATTCTCCATCTATTACGGCATATTTGTAATATATCGAAGTGTTGTTTACAAAATCGTCAGACAGAGTAAAGTGTGATAGTAAATTTGTTCCTACAACAACATTATCATTATTTGAACTAGCAAAATAGTATGTTTGTGGAAAATAATTGAAATACTTTGCCATATTATTTTCCTTTTACGCCAGGCATCTCAGATTGAAAATTTGACCATGCGCCTTGTTCTACAAAATTATCCTTAGTCAAAATTTCTGTCTCCTTGAATTGTAATCCAACTCTAAACGCAACAGGTGCACCTGTTCGACCTTTTGTAGGAGAACTTTCTCCAGGAACTTCATAAGCGGCAAAACCATTTGGCGCATAATCTATATCCAGTGTTTCTAAAACGCAAGTCGATAGTGCAGGAATGTTTCTGTTAATTCTACCATTGTAGTAAAACTTAATATCAAATTCAGACGGAGGAATCAAAAAGAATGAACCAAGATTTGGTCTGAGTTCAGGCGCTTGATGAAACTTCAACTTTTGTAGAATGTCATAAACTTCTTTTCCTTCCTTTTCACTTCTAGGATAAAACATGAAGTCAAAACGGAATGTACGGAATGAAGGTGTAGTGTACATTAATTCCAACATCGGATTGCGAACAAGTCCTGAAGCCGCAGTGAAAAAGTATTGACCGAAATTATTTCCTTCAGTCATTAAACTTGCCGCATATGGTAAAACGTTCTTCACAAATGCGGATGAGATTTGTCCTGCATTAGCACCACTCTTCAATGAATCTGCCAAAGATGCGCCAGCAGAAATTGCCGCCGCAGGAATTCCTGTTACCGATAAATCAGAATAACCTTGATTATGAACAAAGTTTAAAGTGTCTGGCATGTACAGTGCGATGGTATCAGTTGTTCGTTTAATTGTTCTTATGCCAGCAATATTTGTTCCGTTTTTAATCATTGCTTCCACTAATTGACCACCAGATGCAACACCTGCACCAAGAACATCTAAACCTGTATTAGAGACTGAGCCAGGCTTAGTATCACTTTTCAAACTATTAATTCCATTTACGCCAAAACTCATGGCATCTTTTAATACACCGCCGACTGCCTGTCCAACTTGAGACTTAGCAACCTTATCCAAATCGGTGCTGATTGAAGATGATCCAAACAACTTACGGTTTTCGATAATCGTAGGTTCATCACTTGTAAATTCTGTTCCAAATTTCTTGTTGGTATGCTCCTGTGCATTAATATGGATAACCATATAATGACCTTTATCCATGCTACCAACATCTTCTGGATAGCGCAAGATACTACTGTTATATTTACTATCGTTTTGTGTACCGGAAACTGTCGCACCTTTATTGTACGTGCCAGTTCGTTCCGAAGTATTTACACTAAGGCTAGTTAGATTGAATATTCCCATTTGAGTCCTATTTGTTTGACTACATATTTATATGTCATATGGAAAGAATACCTACAAAGGCAGGTTTAAGCCTAACAATCCAGCAAAATATAATGGCGATGCCACGAACATCATTTTCAGGTCTTCGTGGGAATTACGTTGTATGAAGTACTTTGATGACCATCCAGGAATCGTGTGGTGGTCTTCAGAGGAGTTGGCTATTCCATACTTATCGCCTGTGGACAATAGAATGCATAGATACTTTCCTGACTTCATCATTAAAGTACAGAAAAAAGATGGCGCAGTTATGACTTATGTGATTGAAGTAAAACCATACGCACAGACACAGAAGCCTGTACAAAAGAAGAAAACTAAACGATTCTTAGCAGAGGCTGCAACTTATGCCATTAATCAAATGAAGTGGAAGGCTGCTGACGAATTCTGTCATACTCATGGATGGAAGTTTCAAATCCTAACAGAGAAAGAATTAGGTATTAACTGAAGAACCCAACAGCCTACTTATAACACTTTTATGAAGAAAATATATGTATTAATGGCAAACATAACAAATAAACGGTAATAAATACAGTATGGCTTATCTAATGGACAGAATCAACGCACAACTGGCTAAGGCTGGTTATGACACCCGCTCTCGTCAGGCGAATGACTGGTTACGCTCTAAAATGGGCGAATTGAAACCTACTCCAGAAAAACTAATGCAAGATAAGTTGAGACAGACAAATTCAAGTTTTATTGGTCACATGTACTATTTTTATTATGATCCGAAAACGAAGGATACGTTGCCATATTACGACAGGTTCCCGTTGGTCATACCAATTCAACCATACCCAGACGGTTTTCTAGGGCTGAATTTACATTACATTCACCCAAAGCAACGCATCATTCTTTTAGATAAATTGAGTGAACACGCATCCGATAAAAACTTCGATATTCATACCAAGTTGAGATTGAACTACCAGGTCCTGAAAGCATTCTCAAAGGCGTATGAAGCAACACCATGTATCAAACGATATCTTGGTTCCCATGTGCAATCTCGGTTTGTGGAAATTTTCGCTGACGAATGGGATATTGCCGCATTACTGCCTGTCGAACAATTCGAAAAAGCAAGTAAAAATAAAGTCTGGGCCGACTCTAGGAAAAAATTCTAAATGGCATTTCAACCAAATCAATTTCTATCAAATATCAGAGCCAAAGGTGGTCTGGCAAAGCCCAGTCGTTTCCAGGTAGTTTTACCTATTCCGACATACATCAATAATTTTGTTGGTCAGTCTATTCTGGAGAAGTTGACAAACTTACCAGCAAACTTGACCGCAGAGTTAGGCAGCATTTTTAGCACACAAGAAAAAGAAGAAGGAAGCAAAACTGCAAATCCTTCTTTGTCACGTTATCTTGGTTTACAATGCGAATCTACAGAATTGCCTGGAAAAACACTGGTGACTGCCGATGCTAAAGTTTATGGACCAACATATAAAGTTCCATATCAGTCACTATACAATGAAGCAACATTAACATTCTTATGCACGAATGATTTTTATGAACGTAAGTTGTTTGACCGTTGGATAGAATCTATCATGCCAACCGATACCAACAACATGCGTTATGCTAAAGGCGAATCTACTCGATACATGACAAACATAAAAATCGTACAGTATGACGACTTCGTGAAACAAATATATGCAGTTGAGATGCGTGATGCATTTCCTATCGGCATATCAGCGCAACAATTAAGTTGGTCGGAAGATGGATTCCATCGTGTGTCTGTCCAGTTTTCATACCAATCATATAAAACAATTTACGATAGTAAAATTAATATTGCTGACCAAATTGCAGAGAAGATTGGCGGCACACTTGGTGAGAGATTACTTAAACCTATTAACCAAATCAACCAAGAAATCACACAAAAAGTTGGCAATCTTGCCACAAGAACATTATTATAATTATTCGGAGTTATTATGGCTTTACCAAAAATTGATGTGCCAGTTTACAGTACAAAACTTATTTCATCTGGCAAGACTGTTAAGTATAGAGCATTTACAGTTAAAGAAGAGAAATTGTTTCTCATGGCAAATGAAAGTGAAGAAGTTGATACTGTG